TACCATAACACAAAGTTCAACCGGTGCAACTGGTGAAATTATACGAACAACTCTTGATAAAAATAATTTCACAGTAAAGAAAATTTCTGGAAATTTCACAGCGAATTATGCCATAACTTCCGGCGATTCTCCCGTTCTTGGAACTGGAACTGTGACAGCGAATACTTCATCTAATACTATAGTTGGAACCGGAACAAATTTTACCACATTTTTCCCCACTGCAACATTACCTCATTACATTCAAATTGGTGATTATTTTAGGCGCGTCACATCAATAACAAATAGTACAAGTTTGACAATTGATGGTTCCGGTTTTAATGGAAATTACACCGCTAATGTGTTTTATAAAGTTCCGTCTGCTGCGTATGTAACATACAGTTCAAATAATAATGCTAGTGGAACAATTCTGTTTTCTGATTTAAATAGTGTTAAATTAGATTTGGCTAATATAAATAGAAAATTTTTTATAGGTGAAGTTGTATCACAGCCTGGATCGTCTAGCAATGGTTCGGTTGTGTATGTTTCAAATACATATGTTATAGTTTCTGATGTTCAAGGACCCGGATTTCAAGCTTCCAATTCCACAACCACATTTACTATTTCTGGTTATACATCAAATGCAACTGCAAATGTTTCTGTTGTTGTATCGCGTCCATCCATTACTCTCAATGAAACTAGTGGAAGATTTGTGGTTGGTGATTACATAACCACTACAACAGGAAGCAGCGCCAAAATTAAATCAGTATCTTCTCTTCCTAATGATGATACAGAATATGTAATTGCTCCAACTATTACGATAACTGGCGACGGGTATAATGCAAAAGCATATCCTGTTATCAATACATCTAATTATAGTATTGAGACTGTTAATATAATAAATCCTGGCACTGGTTATACACAGGCGAACGTCACAGTAACAGCCAATTCGACATATGGTAATGGCGCCACACTGAGAGCGTCCATTGGACCCGTGAGAGGTCACGGGCATGATCCTGTTGATGAACTTGGTGGAAATTATGTTATGATTGTGTCTGATTTTGGAAAAGCATCAGATGAATCATATGATTTTCCATCATACGGAACATATAGAACAGTTGGATTAATACGCAATCCGTTATTTAATGACGTAACTATAACAACACCGACCGCTAATGGTAATTTTAAAAGAGGATTGTTGACTGTAAATAATATATCGGGAAGTTTCACTAATGGAGAAATAGTATATCAGCAAAATACAAATTCAACTGCTGTAATTTTAGTGGTGACAACAAACGGTTCCAATGCTTCAATATATTTGGATGATATTAAGGGAAGTTTTATAGCGAACACTGCCAGTGACAATATTAAAGGATTGCAATCAACCGCAACAGCAAATGTAAGATTATCTAATACTTTTACATTTAGTAAAAATCCCGGAACACAAATAATTCAACAACAAAATACTGGTGCTAAGGGTATTCTAGTTGCAGTTAGTTCAAACGCTGTCAATATAACAAATGCATCGGGCACATTCGCTGTTGGACAAATTATATACGATTCCTCGACAAATACTTATTCAAACGCAGCATCCTTTAGTTTAGCATCTAACACAAAACCAACTACATTTTCGCGTTTCAATCAACTTGCCCGTGTTACTCTTTCATCAAATACAATATCGTTCACTAATAATGAGGTTGTTGAATTTAAGGCAAATATAACAAATACTAAATTAGGTGATGCGGTAATTTTTTCCACGACAGATGAAATTGATCTTCGTATAAGTGGCAACGCAATTCCATTTACGCAAAATGAAAAAATTACACAAACAACAAGTGGTGCAACCGGAATTATGCGTTATTCAAATTCTGTTCACATGAAACTTACAAGTGTTGTTGGAACTTTTTCAAATCAAGCAGGTTATTCCATAACAGGTGAAAGTTCTAGTGCAAGTGCTAATGTTAATTTAGTTCTTCCTGTATTGATGCTTTCTGATTATGACGGAACATGGGCTGAAAGTAATACAAATTACATATACGGAATTAATTCTACTGCTAACGGTTATATTGCATACAGCAATACTATTATAAAACCAGAATTAGTTAGAGAAAGCGGGGATGTATTATATATAGAAAATAGAGAATATATTACACGATCCGCGAATACAAGCGAAACAGTTAGATTACTAATTAAGTTTTAAGGATTATAAATGCCATTACAAACAGATTTAAATAGAGTTCCATATTATGATGATTATGATCCAGATAAAAAATTCCACAGAATTTTATTTCGTCCGGGAACTGCTGTTCAGGCTAGAGAATTAACACAAGTTCAATCAATCTTTCAAAATCAAATTGAAAGTTTTGGTAAGCACATATTTACCGATGGTAGTATTGTTGATGGATGTGATATTTCTTTTGACAGAAATATGAATTATGTTAAGGTAACTGACAATTATACTAACGGATCGGCTATTTCTGTATCTGATTTGGAAGGTAAATTTTTAGTAGCAAATAGTACACTGAAAGCTTATGTTTTTTCTGTTACAGATGGTTCGGAGGGAACACCACCAGACTTAAAAACCGCATATATTAAATATATTAATAGTGGAATATATTCAAATGGCGCACAACAATCTGTATTTGACGCAGATGAAATTTTGAATGTTTACACCACTGCAAATGTAAATTTTGGTATTATAAATGTTGCAAACAGCACTTCTTCTGCAACCGGAAATAGTTTCTCTGCTTCTGTTACATCCGGCGTTGTTTTTCATCGTGGTGTTTTTATTGGAGTGGATTCACAAAAATTAATAGTTTCAAAATATAATAATTCACCACACAAAGTTACTGTTGGTTTCACCACAGTTGAAGAAATTATAACTCCGGAAATTGACACTTCCCTACTGGATAATTCCCAAGGGTCTTTTAACTACAACGCTCCTGGCGCACATAGATTAAAATTAACTCCCACGTTGGTTGTTAAAGAAACTTCAAATGTAGATTCAACAGATACTTCCGATTTCTTCTCCGTTGCAGATTTTCAATACGGTAATGCAACCCGCACATACATCGATCCACAATATGCTTCTCTTGGTGTTGAAATGGCACGTAGAACATATGAAGAAAGCGGTAATTACGTTGTAAATCCATTTCCTGTAAGCACAGAGGTTATTTCCAGTAATACATCACACTTCAATACAATAGTTGACAAAGGTATTGGTTATGTGCATGGTTACAGAATTGAATACGAAGATAAAGTATTCATTCCAACAAGGAAGGGTAATGATACTGAAATAGTTCAAGATGTTACCATAACTGGAAATTTCGGTAATTACGTATTTGTCAATGAATTGGCCGGGTCTTTTGATTTTAATAATTTAGGATCAGTTAGTTTACGTAATACTGTTGCAAATGCTGTATCAACAGGAACATTAACATCTGGTGCTGCACCGGGTTCTGAAATAGGCACTGCAAATATAAGAACTATTGTTTATTACAGTGGAACGCCTGGGTTGGGTAGTGCGCAGTATAAATTATACTTGTCAAATATTAAAATGAATAGTGGGCAAACATTTAAAAATGTTCGTTCTATCTATGGTATTTCTGGTGGTAATAAAGGGTTTGCTGATGTTGTTCTAACGAGCGGAAATGCCGTTTTACAAGAAACAAATCTTTCCAGCCTAGTTTTACCTTTAGGTAAAAACGCAATTAAAAATTTGAGAAACGGTGAATCTGCCCCTAATGATTACACAACGTATTACACATTTAGAACAAGCAATACTGTCACATTCACAGCATCATTAGGTTCTGTTGCTACTTTAACTATTCCATCAAGCGGTGTGGGAACATCAGGTCAAGAATTACCATATGGCGGTGGAACACTATCAACGACAGCGGAAGCAGATTTCGTTATAATAGCAACCGGCTCTGCAAATACTGCAAATTTGACGGGAACAGTTTCAACCAGCGGAAATACGGTTACTGGCGTTGGAACAGATTTCAATAATTCTAGTTCTGGTTTGAATTATTTACAGAGCGGAGATTTTGTCTACGTTGTAAATTCAACTGCATCAGAGCTTAGACAAGTATCTGTTGTGACGAATTCAACTGTTTTCACGGTTAATACAAATTTCGTTGGAACTTTCCCTGCTGGCGCAACAGTAAAGAGACATATACCATCTGGTAGTATTCTCAATATGGCAAAACCAACTGCCAATATTTCAGTATCTAATACAACGTCTGCCAACATCTATCCGGGCACTGCGTTCAACGTTGATTTGAACACAATCGTGTATTATAATTTGAAACGTTCCACGGCGGTTGGTGCGTCAAAGGTGATTAATAAAGATAGATATGTCAAAATTAGTTTGGCATCTAACACAACTGGACCATGGTGTTTAGGTATTCCTGATGTTCTACGAGTTGCCGGTGTTTATATTGGCAACTCTTCTTCTGTTCATGGAGAATACAGTACATCAAATAGAAACATTGTAAACCAATTTACTTTAGATGATGGTCAGAGAGATGATAGATATGATCTAGCATATCTTAAAAAATCCACCACACAAACATTTTCCACAACAGATAGACTACTAGTAAAATTACACCATTTTACTCATAATAAATCAAGTGGGGTTGGTTTCCTTTCAGTTGAATCTTATCCAATTGATGACGCTAACACATCAAATACGACTGCTATAACTACCATGGAAATTCCTAGATATATGACAACCGGTGGTAATTTACTAGATTTGAGAGATTGCATCGATTTTAGACCAATACTTGCAAATACCGCCAATAGTGCAACAACTGTAAACACTGCTACAATTAACCCATCAAATAGCTCTACATTTGATATTATTTCCGGTGGCGCATATTCATTTGTTCCTGATGAAGAATTTGTGACGGATTTTACTTTCTATAAAGGTAGAGTGGATAAAGTCTATATGGAACCGACTGGAACTATTGGTATGGTTGAAGGTAAAGCTTCACTAACTCCAAAAACCCCAAATGATAAACCAAATACAATGACTTTGGGTATTTTGAAAATACCTCCATACCCATCACTTCCATATAATTTTTCACTAAAATATCGTAGACCAGATTACGCAGTTCTGTTGACAGTTCAACAAATCAAAAGATTTACCATGAGAGATATTGGTGTTCTTGAAGATAGAATTAAAAGACTGGAATATTACACCACTCTTAATATGTTAGAATTGAACACTAAACAAATCTCTGTTCTTGACGCTAATGGTAATGATCGTTTCAAAAATGGCTTCCTTGCCGATCCATTTGATGATGCAAATATAGCTGACACTGATAATGTTGAATTTATAAATTATTCATGTGGGTTTGATTTAGTTAATAGTGAAATTGCGCCACGCCAAATAATAAATTATGTTCCGTTGGATGTATATTCAAAGAGCAATGTTGTTCAACTTGGTAGATATACTCATAATAAAAATATGATACCAAATAGGGTGCTAACATTTGGTGGTTACGGTTCACCATTTTTAACACAGTTGGGTGCAAGCAAAAAAAGAAATGTGTCGGAAGGAAATATTTTCAGATTCAAAGGTACAGTTTCATTAAATCCTCCGGGGTCGCATAAAATAGATGTTACAACAAATCCTGCACTGACCGCACAATTTGCAACATTAGGAAATGTCAAAGTTACAAATCAGGTTTTAATTGGTGCATCATATAGAATTACCGATACAGGAACGGAAATTCCTCTTTCTTCTAATTTGAGTGCCACAGTTAATCCTTCTCAATCAGCGGGAACAACATTTACATTTAACGATTTGATACAAGATATTTCAGTTCAACCATATCTTGATCCATTGTTAATTAAATTTTCTGCTAATGGATTAAAACCAAACACGAATATGAATGCGTTTTTTGACAATATAGATATAAATTCATATTGCCAGGAAGCAAATTCTTCTTTTGCTGTCACTAAAACTTTGGGCGCGCAGTTGAAAACTGATAGCACCGGTAATTTGTATGGATTTTTCTTTATGCCTAAAGGCATCTTTAGAACAGGGGAAAGAATTTTCAAATTGTGCGATATAACAAATCCAATTACTTCCTCTGAGGTTATGACATCCGAGGCATCTACTATTTTCTATGGAAGTAATATTGATATTGCAAAATCTTCAATAAATCTTCAATCGCAACCACACGATGTTGATTTAATTTCTGCAATAACTCGCCCTGTTATGTCTATACCAACCCCTGTCATGAATAATACATACAATACAAATATAACAAATAATAACACCTATCAACAAATAATAAATGAAATAACACAGATAAATCAAACCATTAATAATATCACTAATACTACAACTATTGTTGCCTCTGGTGATACTGATCCAACAACGACTCCCGATCCAACCGTAACACCAATAAACGAATTACCGGCTACTATTTCTCTTCCACCAATAACCTATGCACCACCAGGGGTTCTTGTTGGATTGCCAGTTCCTTCTCAATTTACATATACTGCGCCTGCCATTTCAGACAATGCTAATAATGCTTTCTACAATGGTGCGGATAATGGTTCTGGTATAATGGTGCAAGTAGTTGATTTAAGCGGCGAAGGTGGTCCGGGGTGGTTTAAATTAGTTCCTTTAGAATCTTTAGGTTCAACAGATACATATGTTGGCGATGGCGTTAGTAACGAAGGATAATATATGTTAGCACAAACTTTTTATGTAACTGATCCAACATTTGAAAATACTGGTTTTTATGTTACAGATGTTACATTATTTTTATCAAAAAAACCAACTGATAATAATATAGGTATTACTGTAACGATTAATGAAGTTGAAAATGGTATTCCTACATCAAATATTATACCATTTGCAAAATGTAGGTATCTGCCCGATGTAATAAACACATCAACGGATGGTAGCACTGGTGTGGGATTTACATTTGGTATACCCATTTTTCTTAAATGTCACACACAATATGCTATTGTCGTTTCCGCCGATGGCGATCATCCTGATTATGAATTATGGACAGGAAAAATAGGTGAAGTAGATCAATCATCGGCATCAAAGACTTTAATTAAAACTAATAGTTCTGTTGGTGTTCTATTATCTTCATCTGATGGTAGAACATGGACCGCATACCAAGAAGAAGATTTAAAATTCACTATTTCCCGTGCGGTATTTTCTTCTAATAGTGGTAATGTAATTTTCACAAATGCAAATACCGATTATCTGGTGAGAGATTCCATTTCTCAAAGAAATTCCTTTTTGAATGGAGAAAGAATTTATGTTTCAAATGGTGTCATTGGTTCAACCAATGTTACAACAAACTCTTCATCAACAACTATTACTGTTTATCCAGCAAACAGTGAATACAGTAATGCAGCAAATAAATTAATTTATCTGGCAACGGAAAATTATTCACAAACAGATATACGGCAAATTTTAAGTATTGTCAATAATCCGGGTAGCAATACACAGATAACATTGAATGGTGCGCCAACATTCACAACAACTAATGCATCCGTTGGATTTTTATATAGTAATGGTGCTTTATACGGAGATGAATGTTATACTAGCGGACCACGCCACTTAATTTTGTATCGATCCACTGCAAATACCACGATGAATTTTAGAGAATTGTTCGTATCTAAAAATGTAAGTCCTTTATTAATTGGAAAAATGTCCGGAACTGCTGCTAATTTACATGGTCTTGCTGCTGTTCAATATGATGAAGCGGTTGCACAATTTGCTCATTCCATACCACCAAAAACAAATCTTCAAGTATCTGCCAAAGGATTGCTTGCTGTTAGCAACACGATGGATACAGATTTTATTCCTCTAATTTTCGACAAAAATCAAAAATTTATTGATAATCTTCGCTATGTAAGATCGCGCTCTGATGAACTTTATTATGCAAGTGGAACAAAATCCCTACAAGTTAAAATACAATTCAATAGTGAAGCACAATCTATGGTCACTCCATTATTGAATGATATTAAACAATCGATGTTATTAATTCATAATAGAATATCAAAAGCAAATACTGTTCTTCTTGATTTGGAAACAAATCCATCCGGTAGTCAATTACCAAATAAATATATTTCTAAACCAGTTGAATTATTACAAGAAGCAGAGGATTTAATAGTTTATTTAACTGCTTACAGACCAATGAATACTGATATTCATGTGTATTGTAAATTATTGAATCAAGAAGATACTGATGCGTTTGCAAATAAATATTGGACTTTGATGGAGGAAGTTACTCCTAAACCATATTCCAGTAAAGTAGAATTAACGGATATGAGGGAACTGCAATTCAAAATTCCAACGGGTAACAGTTCAATAACTACCACAACTGGTTTTTTGAATGCCAATAATAGTAATGTAGTTCGCTATTACACAAATGAAGGTGATTATTTTGATGGGTATAACACATTTGCAATTAAAATAATATTAACGGCAGATCAATCATTTATAGTTCCACGAGTAGACGATATGAGAGCGATAGCGGTGCAAGTATAATGAAACATAATTTTTTAAAAGTAATTGATAACCCCGAGTTAATTAGAGATAGTGACAATAAAGCTATACTAAATACCAGTAATGAGCAGTTGGAAATTTACAGAAAAAAGAGAGAAAGAGAAAGAAAATTATCTTCTCTTGAACATGATGTGAAAGAAATACAGAGAACTTTATCACAAGTGAAACATTTATTAGATGAGCTAGTAACTTTACGGGGAAATAATTAACAATGTCTATATCTGTTGCCAATATTGATGTATCTGTTGACACTTTTAATGTTATGTTCAACAGATTTAATCAAATTGCTTCTATTGTAAGTAATTACACCGTCACTGTTGACACTACTGCTGTTGGCAACAATTCCACTGGTAATGGATATGTTATAGGTATCTTTGGTGCCGATACATTAACCGCCGGTAATTATCTTCGTGGTGGTTCTATTTTAAGTCCAAATACATTAACTATTTCTTCAAATGTTGTGGCTAGTTCAAATGTTGCGTTATCAGATCGTTTAACCGTTTCTGGTAATACATCTATTGCCAATACATTAATTGTTTCTGGTAATACAACGGTAAGCGGGTTGCTTACAGCAACATCTAATGTTTCATTAACAAATGCCTTGACTGTTTCTGGTAATACTTCAATTGCAAATACATTAATTGTTTCGGGTAATACTACCGTCAATGGGTTATTAAATGTATCCGGTAATACTTCTTTAACAGATCGTTTAACTGTTTCCGGAAATACATCTATTGCAAATACATTAATTGTTTCTGGTAATACAACTGTCAGTGGATTACTGTCTGTATCTGGTAATACTTCTATCTCTAACACATTAATAGTTTCTGGCAATACAACTATAAATTCTGTTTTGTTCGTGTCCGGTAATACTTCCGTTGGTGGATTATTAACTATTTCAGGTAATACATCTATTGCAAATACATTAATAGTTTCCGGTAATACAACTGTAAGCGAATTACTGTCTGTATCTGGTAATACTTCTATATCCAATACATTAATTGTTTCTGGTAATACAACTGTCAGTGGAAGAACAACTTTAACAGGAAACACAACCGTATCAGATCGTTTAACTGTTTCTGGTAATACCTCTATTGCAAATACATTAATTGTTTCTGGTAATACAACTGTCAGTGGATTACTGTCTGTATCTGGTAATACTGCGATTTCCGGAAATACATCTATTGCAAACACATTAATTGTTTCTGGTAATACAACTGTCAGCGGTCTCCTAAATATTTCCGGTAATACAACTGTATCAGATCGTTTAACTGTTTCTGGAAATACATCTATTGCAAACACATTAATTGTTTCTGGCAACACGACTGTCAGCGGAAGAACAACTTTAACAGGAAACACAACTGTAAGTGGATTACTAACTGCTTCCGGCAATACAACTGTCAGTGGTCTTTTAAATGTATCCGGCAATGCTTCATTAACCGGGTCATTTACTTTAAATGCATCTACAACTGATACTGCATTTAAAGTTCTTCAAAGAGGGACTGGTAATTCATTTGTAGTTGAAGATGTTTCGGGGGATTCTTCTCCATTTTTAATTGATACACAAGGATATGTTGTTGTTGGTTATAATGCTACATTTAGTTTCGGTGACGATAATCAAATAGGAAAAATAGCAACGCATTCTAACGGTGGATCGCACCAATTAGATATGTTACAATGGTCAAACAACACCACTGCTGCTAATAAAGTAATAGCATTTAAATCGCGATCAACAACTGTTGGAACATATGATACATCTGGAAATACATTTGCTAGTTCTGATCAATTTTTTCGAATAGATTGTATTGGTGACAATGGAGGCGGTTCAGATGTTCTGTGTGCAAGACTTATGGCAATTACAGATGGAACAGCTACAATAGGAAATACAACACCGGGGACTGGTATAATTCCAATTTCTTGGAGATTTTACACTGACGCTAGTAATAGTAGTCCTTTAGCAGGTGGATCAAAATTCAATATTAGTGCGAATGGTAATATTGGTTTAGGAACAGATACGCCTGACGCTAAATTGAAAGTTATCGGAACTGCAAATGTAACTGGCAATGCTGGATTTTCCACTATAGTAACTATTTCTGGAAATACAACTATCAATGGTTCTTTGACTTCAAATAACGCAATATCATTTAAAGCACCACCAACTGTAACCGCCACATCATACACTGTGGTAAATTCCGATTACACGGTTATCTTCAATACAAGCGCAAATTGTAATGTTGTCATGCCATCGGCTTCGACTTTCACGGGAAGAGTTTTAATATTTAAATCTTCAAATACAACAACCATTAACAGCACGTCTACTAATATTGTTGCTTTAGCCGGTGGCGCTGCTAGTAATAATATATTAGTCAATACTGCCGGAAAATTTGCAATGCTGCAATCGGACGGAACTAATTGGGTTGTGATGATGGGGAATTAGTATGGCCGATAAAGTAGATTTAATAATTGATCAAGGAACAACCTTTGAAGTAGATTTTTTAATAAAAGATAGTTCAAATAATATTATAGATTTGACAACATATACCGGAACTGCTAAGGCTAGAAAATTTATTAGTTCAAATACTGCTGTCACGATGCAGATCAATACATTTTC